GCAATGAGAGATTTTAAGAATATAATGATTGCTCACGGATATTGGAATGATAAAAGTTGGAACGAATCAAGCCATACATACACATTCCCAGGAAAGACAATATTGGAGTTTATAAGTTTTGATAAGTTTGGAAAAGCTCACGGACCAAGAAGAGATATACTTTTCTTAAATGAAGCTAACAATCTCCCATATAGCATAGCTGACCAACTCATTACCAGAACTCGTAAGATAGTATGGATGGACTGGAATCCAAGTGAAGAGTTTTGGTTTTATACTGAAATGTTGAATAGGCGTGATGATTTAGATTTTATTTCTTTGACATATTTAGATAACGAGGCTTTAGACGATACTACAATAAAAGAAATAGAATCTCATAAACATAATAAACAATGGTGGCAAGTTTACGGCTTAGGGCAATTAGGTGAATTAGAGCATAAGATTTATAAGAATTGGCAGATAATCAATGAGATACCTCACGAAGCTAAACTTATACGAAGAGGATTAGATTTTGGATATAGTATCGACCCAACTGTGTTAGTAGATATTTACGAATATAACGGAGGATATGTAATAGACGAACAACTTTATCAAAAAGGACTGAGCAACAAGAGTATAGCGGATTTTATAAATAATCTATCAGAATCAAGGACTCTCGTGATAGCTGATAGTGCAGAACCAAAGAGCATAGATGAAATAGGAAGTTATGGAGTAAATATTATTCCAGCTACTAAGGGTCAAGGAAGCGTATTGCAGGGGATACAATATGTCCAAGGATTAAAAATAAGTTTAACAAGCCGAAGCGTCAAAACAATCAAGGCTTATAGGAATTATTTATTCACAGTAGATAAAAATGGAAATGTAATAAATATTCCTAACGATAGTGTTCACGAGTGGAGTAATCCAATGGACGCTATCAGATACGGATTCAATGGAGCTAAGGCATATCAAGAAGAATTTAAGCTAGAAGAGCCAGAAACAGACTGGTAAAACTATATGGAACAATCAATCGGACAAAAAGAAGCTATTAAGATAACTCTTTCTGAAAAGCAAAATTGGGAAGAGGGAGCTGTTTTCGTTACCGAAGATACTCAGTTTATGATGCGTAATGTCATAAAGAAAGCTCGAAAGAATTATCTAGGATTTTTTAAGAACCAAAAAGACCCAATAACAGGAAGGACCAAGATATTCATTCCATTTACAGAATGGGTAGTAGAAAACGTATTAAAGAATATCGATATAGACACAAAGGATATTACCTTAAAGGCTAAGAACGCCTCAAAGTTAGCATATATCAAAGCCGAGATACTCCGAATGGTTTTAAAAGAAGAATTAGACAAGATGAGATTTGGAAAGACTATCAATGCAATGTTAAGGCGTTGCGCCACTGATGGGACTTCATTTCTTAAACTAGAAGATGAAGAAGAACTCAATATAGCAATAGTTGATAGACTTAATACTATATTCGATCCGTCTATTGAAACAATAAAGAAAAGTTCAGGATTCACCGAAAGATATGTTTATACGAAGCCTGAATTTGATAAGTTAAATTTAGATAATTCAGAAGATGTTAAAGGAACGCAGATTATAGGAAACTCAACCGATGCTTTTAATTCAGACCAGAACTCTACTGAAATACCATACGTAGAACTATATTGCCGAGAAGGGTGGCTTCCAAGGATGTGTTTAACTGATAGCGAAAGCGATAAAGATACATATTTTTATGGTAAGGTTTTAATATCAAACATCGAGACAAACCCTATAGTTCATTCAATAGAAGAAATTAAAGAAGAAGACTTCCCATATCAGGATTTTAAATTCAAAGAAGTTCCCAATAGAGCCGACGGAAGGGGAATACCAGAAATGTTATTTAATATTCAGGCTTATCTTAATGAGGTTGTCAATACTAGGCTTAATCGTTCAAGAATAACATCGTTAGGATTGTTTGGATTAAAAGGAAACATCACCCCTCAAGCGTTTAAAAGACTTTTCACTACTGGTGGGATTAAGTTAGACGCTAATTCAAGTGTGGAACTGATTGAAACAGGAAGGGTAGACCAAAATTCATATCAAGATGAAGATAGGGCTTATGCTTGGGGAACTAGAGTGACAGGAACGACTAACGAAGACCAACAAGCAATCAACAGACCAGCTACAAACGCTTTGATAGAACAACAAGGAACCTCTAAAGGTTACAATTTGAGAATAGAAGAAATATTCCTAGACCTAGAAGCATTTTTACAAACTAAAGTATTACCAGCTATTATTAAACGATTAAAGAAACGTAAAGGAGAAATACAAAGAATAACAGGAGACCCAGAGATACTTAAAAAGATTGACGAGGTGTTAGTTGAAAATATGGTTAATTCTCAATTAAACCAAATGATAGCGACTGGAGAGCAAGTAATGCCTGGAATGGATGAAATTATGAAGCAAGAAGCAATGGCAGAAATCGCTAAACAAGGAGGAGATAGATTCGTTCCAATCATTGATGAACTATTAGATAGTGAATATGACGTTAAGGTTGTGATAACAGACGAGAACATCAACAAGGCTTCAATGGCTCAAGCCTTGCAAGGAATACTCGGAACACTGGCTAGCGCTGGTATGCCTATTAAAAAGACTGTTAGAGAATTGTTTGATGTATTGGGGCTTCCAGCTGACCTTATGACAGAAGATATGCCACAAGTATCACCAGTTGCTCAACAACAGCAAATAACACAAGGTCAAGGCATTAGCCCAGTTGGACAAACAATGCCTCAACCAAGTGAAACAGTATGAAAGAAGAAGAAATCAAAAATTTCCTAGATTTGAATAAAGAGTCTTTTAAGATTCTTAATAGACACATAAAGAATATTGATACTGTTATTGGTGTTAATAGAGTAATTGATTTTAAAGCTAGACAAGAGGCTATAAAAATAGTAAACGGATGGCTTTCCGAATTATGGGATGTTGCTTATCCAGAACTACCAGAAGAAGAAGAGGACGATAATATTTTTAGAACTATAACAAAAAGTTAACTAATTTTTAATTTTAAATAGAATGACGGAACAAACCCAACAGACCGACGCTGTTGATGAATTCTTCTCTGAAGGTGCAGAAGAGAAGGTCATCGACAATCAAGCAGGTCAAAAGGATGTTCAAGACAAAGGCGATTCACTTTCGCTAGAGGACTTGAACAAGACCTTTGGCAGAGAGTTTAAAACGAAAGAAGAAGCCTTAAAGCACGCCGAAAACCTTAAAAGTTTTGCAGGCGACCAAGAGGCTATCAAAGAGCGTAAAGCTCAAAAAGAGTTAGAAGAACAGAAAAAGAAAGGACAAGATGCCCTTACTAGAGTGGAAACACTTGAAAAGGAAATCGCTAAAAAGGACTTTCTAATCGAAATGCCAACCGCTAAACCAGTTCTTGAAGCCCTAGAGGCTTATGCTGAAAAGCATAACATAAGTTTAAGCGAGGCGTGGAGTTCTGAAGCCTTCAAACCAATCGCTGAAGCAAGCCAAAGAATAAGTAAAGCACCAGTAACTAATAACCGAATATCACCGATGCAATCACAGACTATTGATAAGCTGAAAGAAGAAGTTAAAACAACTGGTTCTGATACAGCTAAAATAAAACTGGTAACAGAGTATTTTAAAAAGTAGATTGAGATTGTCATCGGGAAAAAAAGATGGCAACAGATGGAGTGTAAAAACTCTCTGTCTACCTCGAACAGTTCTTTACAAAATAATATTAAAGGTATATACTATAATCATAAGCCATAAGAAAATAGTATGTATCAAGAAACAAAAGAGTTAGCTTATTTGATAGGAGTTTATTTGGGAGATGGAAGCACAACCATCAAACTAGATAAGAAAAAAGGTAATACATATAGATTCCAACTCGGAAGTGTAGATTTGGAGTTTGTTGATAAGGTAGAAGAATATCTTAAAACATTAGGACTGCATTCAACAAGAAACACCTACAAAAATAGTAATAGAAACCCAAAGTGGAATGACATGTATTTTCTAACTGTTAGTAGCAAAGATTTTGTATTTTATCTAAGAGAACAAACAGAAAACAAGGTTAAGATACCGAAGTGGATTTATAAATCCGAGGAAAATGAAATAAACTTTGTTAATGGAGTTTTGGATAGCGAAGGATTTATGACAAAATCTAAAGTCCCTTACGGGAGTGGGTTTAGATATCAAGTAGGTGTATGCGTAACTGCCGAATGGATTTATGATGTTATCCCTATTTTAAAAAAATACGGAGTATCGGTATGTAATGAGTGTAAGAGAATTCTCCCTAGTGGTAAAACATCAAGATTGTTTCAATTTAATATTATTAGCTTTTCAAAATCACCTTTTAAGTTTTGTATTAAAAGAAAACTGGTCAGGCTAGAAGAATATTTAAAAAATCTTATAGTCAGAGATAGTGAGTATTATTCAAAATTAGGAATGAAAGGTGCTAAAGCTCGTTGGTCGAGGTAAATTGGGGTGAATTCAGAGAAAACCTTAAAAGGCAACTTTGAGCCAAGCCCGAAAGGGAAGGTGCGACGGTCAGACTTGAAATAATAGTCATTAGCGCCCCAAATCTGAAAGAAGATTAAGACATGACCTGGACTTATAGGAAACTATAAGAAGTGAGAAATAGAAGACTCACGGTAACAAAATCGGAAATATTAAGAAGTTATGGTGATAAATCAGCCAAAGAGGATGTCCTCGGGCTGATTGAATACCTAACCGCAAAAGAAACTTCCATCCATAATTCATTGGAAAAAGTGAAGGCTAATGGTATTTATCACGAAACATTGATTGATACCTATGACAATGCTGGTTCTCTAGCAGTTGCCGAAGGAGCTGATTTCTCAAACACAGCTTTGACAACTCCTACTCGCTTGACCAATAACGTGGAAGAAGTTTCAAAGAGATATAGCGTAACAAAAATCCAGAGAGCTATCGACCACTTTCAGGCACAAGACGAGCTATCTCGCCAAAGAGCTAAAGGAATGGTTGATTGGCAGAATGCAGTTGAATACGATTTGGTTCGTTCAACTTTGGTGTCGGGCGTTTCCAGCGCAACGGCTGCAAAAATGAAAGGTGTAATTCAGGCGATTTCAAAATCATCTAACTATACTTCTCATAGTTCTGGAACAGTATGGTCAGCTTCAATTCTTAAAGGATTGATGAAAGCCAACTGGGACAACTCAAACGGAGATGTCGCAACAGATATGTATATGGGTTCTTTTCTAGCTGACGCCACTGATGATTTCACAAACAAAACTGGAATCACTTATGACGGAGTTGGATTGAAAACTGTCGTATCTGCTGTTGATGTGTTTGAAACAGGATTCGGAAGAATCGCCAAACACGCTCATAGATACATCCAAGTTAGCGGAACTGATGCAACTGGTAGAGTTCTATTTATCAGACCTGAAAAACTCAAGGTAGCTTACCTTGTCAGACCTCAGATTCTCGATATGCCTTCTTCTGGAGCATACGATGCTGAAGCTGTATATGGAGCTATGACCCTTGAAGTAAGGAATCAGGACAGCAACCAATATGCAGATGGATTTGATATGGACTAACAACTGAATAACTTTAAACATTATTTTTAATTAGGTAATTGTTCCTCGGGCTGGCAGTTCTCACCGCTAAGCCCGAAGGTGAGAAAGCAATGAAAAAAATATTATTTGGCAACGAAGCCAGACAAAAAATTAAAGAAGGAATAGATAAATGTGTAGACGTGGTTAAGGTTTCATTAGGAGGACAAGGAAAGAATGTCTTAATCTATAACGGAACAGCAACAGAGATTATCAACGATGGAGTTTCTATCGCCAGAGAAGTTAATGTTAAAGACGAAGTAGAACAAGCAGGAATCCAGTTAGCTAAGCAATGTGCTAATCAGACTAACGAAGATGCTGGGGATGGAACGACCACAACATTAGTCCTTTTACAATCTATATTAAATGAAATAATCAAGGAAATTCAGACAGAAAACCCTAGAGAGTTAAGAGATAGACTGTTCAAGGAAGCCAACGAAGTCCTTAGCAATGTTGAAGTTAAACAGATTACAGGAAAACAAGATGTATATAATCTAGCTTTAACATCAAGCCTTAATGAAGATATGGCTAAAATCATATCTGAAATATATGATGAATTAGGAAAAGAAGCTCAGATTAGTATCGAGGAAACATCCAGAAACGTAATAGAAAAAGAAATAATCGGAGGGATTAAGTTTGAATCCAAAAAGGCAGAGTTAAAGTTTCTAAGAGATGACCGAAAGATTATCCTAGATAATTGTAAAGTGTTAGTTAAGGACAAAGTTGATTCATTCAAAGACATTGAGAATGAAGTAGTAGGAACCATCAAGAAAAGAATTAAGAGTATGGTAGTAGTGGCTAACAGTTTCTCGAACAATGCTATCCTCTCCATAACCAAAATAGATAACTTCAGAATTATCCCGATTGAATACACAATGATTAACCCCATTGAAGATATTGAAACTTATGTTGGGGAAACAGTCGATAGAGTAGTAGTAGAAAAGAACTTTACTACTTTAATCGGAGGCAAAGGAGATGTGTCTGAATTAGTTAAAACTCTTGAAGCTAGATTGAAAGAAGAAGAAAGTGTTTATGAGAAAGAACAACTAGAGAATCGTATCGCTAAACTTAAAGGTAAAGTAGCTGTCATTAAGATAGGACGCAACACAGATGTAGAACGAAACGAGGCAGTCCTTAAACTTGAGGACGCTTTAGGAACAGTTAAAGGAGCTTACGAAATGGGATATTGCAAGGGTGGAGGATTAGCTTTAAAAGAATTAGGATACAGATTTAATGTCTATGACCAGATATGCGAAAACGCTGGCTCTGAAGGTATGCTTATCGGTAATGAAATTATTGATTCATTCAAAACAGTTAAATTTTCATTACTCAATGCGATTTCAACCGCTACAAGTATTTTGATGGTTGAATCCGCCTTGATAGAAATAGATGAAGATTAGAAGAAAATTTATTTGTGATGTTATTGATAAATACAAGAAAGACCACCCACAAGAATACAAAGACTTCCTGAAATACATTGAATTTAGAAGAAGCAATGCAGACGATAAGAAGTTCGCTAAGATTAAAGGAACAAGCGAGATAAGATTAGTTTGCACGATGCCCGAAGGGATAGTCAATGCTTTTGAATACGCTTTTACAGAAGAAAAGTTATTTGAGCCTAAAGGAGAATTAAAGTGGTTTGTTAAAAAGTTTCCTGAATTTTTAATTGCTAGAAGCCTATGATTTCACTATGCATCATAATTAAGCCTACGAAAGAAGAAGCCAAACTATTGGATAGATGTTTGAAGTATGCCTCATCATTCGTTGATGAAGTTTGTGTTACACAAGCAGGAGACAAACCAAATAAAGAAGTTTCCAATGTAATTAAGGATTACGGAGCAAAGGAATCTTTCTTCAAGTGGGAGAATGATTTCGCTAAGGCTCGTAATTTCAATTTTTCACAAGCCAAAGGAGATTGGATTTTATGGCTAGATTCTGATGATGTTCTAAAGGGAGGAGGAAGTCTTGAAAGTGTTCTCAAGACAATGGAAGAAAAAACTGTTGATATAGGGGTAATGAATTACCTGTATCATTTCAATGAAAATAAGGTTTGCGATACCAAACATTTGAAGAGCCGAATCATCAAGAATGACGGTTGTGTTGAATGGGTGGGGAAAGTTCACGAAGATTTCAAAGAGAATCGGACAATAGATACTTGTTTTATTGAGAATATGGAAGTATTGCATTTAACAGACGATAAGAGAGTCGATAGCAGTGTCGAAAGAAACTACGAGATAGCTTGTGAGAGCCTCAAAAAAGCCCCACAAGACCCCCGAAGCTATTGGTTGATGGGAAATGCCCTTATAATGAAGAGAGAGCATAAAAAAGCCTCTGAAATGTTTATAAAATACATTGAATTATCTGATTCAGAGGAAGAAAAGTATCTGGCTAATATGTTGTTATTTGAGGTATTAGACGACCCAAAATACGCTAAAGAAGCTTGGATTTTACGCCCAACATACCCAAATTCATATTTAAAGTTGGGAGAATGGTTTTATAAGAATAAAAAATATCAAGAAGCATTGAATTTTACTGAATTGGGATTGCAAATGCCTACACCTGACAAAGAAATTATCGCTTATAACCCAAGGGAATATGATCTATTCCCTATGATTACACTAGCTAGAATTTATTTTGAAATGGCTAGATTTGAAAAGGCGGTTGCTGTTATAGATAAACTAAACAAGATGTTCCCT